ATGGAGAAAACCACCACGTTTCCGGTTCGCTACACCGTCTACGCGCTCAGCATCGTCGGTTTCATCGTTTCCACGGCCATCGCCCTGCTCACCGACAGCGGTTACCTGTTCGCGCTCATCTTTGCCGCGTTGACCGCACTGGGCACTTACGACCTGCTGCAGCGGAAGCACACCATCAGCCGGAACTACCCGATTCTTGCCAACATCCGCTATTTCCTTGAGTCCATCGGTCCCGAGATCCGCCAGTACTTTATCCAGTCCGATACCGAAGAGCGTCCGTTTTCCCGGGAGCAGCGGCGCATCGTCTACCAACGCGCCAAAAACGTCCTGGATAAGCGACCGTTCGGGTCTCAGTTAAACATGTACGAAGAGGGCTTCGAATGGATGAATCATTCCCTGACGCCCTCGCACATCCAGGACAGTGATTTCCGGATTCTGATCGGCAAACACTGCGCCCAGCCTTACAGCGCCAGCGTGTTCAACATCTCGGCCATGAGCTTCGGGTCGCTGTCGGCGAACGCCATCCTCAGCCTGAATACCGGCGCAAAGATGGGCGGGTTTTACCACGATACCGGGGAAGGCTCCATTTCCCGCTACCATCGCCAGCCCGGCGGCGACCTGGTGTGGGAAATCGGGTCCGGCTATTTTGGCTGCCGGCACAAGGACGGCAGCTTTAACGAAGATATGTTTCGGGACAACGCGCGCCTGGACCAGGTGAAAATGATTGAGATCAAGCTGTCCCAGGGCGCCAAACCCGGCCACGGGGGCATCCTGCCCGGCGCCAAGGTGACCCCGGAGATCGCCGAAGCGCGAGGCGTCGCCGTGGGAGAGGATTGCGTGTCGCCGGCGAGCCACTCTGCCTTCACCACACCGGTGGAATTGCTCGAGTTCGTCGATCACCTCCGGGAGCTGTCCGGTGGCAAGCCGGTGGGCTTCAAACTGGCCATCGGGCACCCCTGGGAGTGGTTTGCCATTGTGAAGGCAATGCTGGAAACCCGGCGCAAACCCGACTTCATCGTGGTCGACGGCGGCGAAGGGGGCACCGGTGCGGCGCCCCTGGAGTTCATCAACCGTCTCGGCATGCCGATGAACGAGGCCCTGCTGCTGGTTCACAACACCCTGGTGGGCACCAACCTGCGCGATGACATCGCCATCGGCGCCGCCGGCAAGATCACCTCAGCGTTCAACATCGCCCGCACCCTGGCCCTTGGCGCCGACTGGTGCAACTCCGCCCGCGGTTACATGTTCTCCCTGGGCTGCATCCAGGCCCTGAACTGCCACACCGGACGCTGCCCGAGCGGGGTCGCCACCCAGGACCCTCGCCGCAGCGGCAAGCTGGATGTGGAGCTGAAAAGCCAGCGGGTCTTCAACTACCACAAGAACACCCTGGACGCCCTGCAACACCTGCTTGAGGCCTCCGGACTCAGGCACCCCTCGGAGCTCGGCCCGGAGCACATTGTCCGGCGCACGTCGAAAACAGAGGTGCACTCCTACATGGACCTGTTCCACTTCCTGGAACCCGGCGCCCTGCTAAACGGCGAAACCGGCCTGACCGTCTTCGACAAGTACTGGCCCCACGCCACGGCCAACACCTTTGAGCCGCCCGAATTCATCCTCAAGCTGAGAGAGACCAAGTTGCGCTGAGGCGCCGTCGGGAATATCGCCCGGGGGCATTTTTTATGGCGCGCGGCTGTTTATTTTTCTGGTGGCCTGGTGTAGACTTCGCTCCCGCTAAGCCACTGAGATAACTCTCAAGTTCCTCACTGGCGTCAGCGTCTCGGGGCGTAGCGCAGCTTGGTAGCGCACCTGCATGGGGTGCAGGGGGTCGTAGGTTCAAATCCTACCGTCCCGACCAGAATCTTCAAGAAAGGCAGTCACTTACACGGTGTCTGCCTTTTTTGTTTTTGGGCCAACTCAAAACAAACTCAATAGAAACTCAAAACCCCCTTCTGAAACTGCAACCCCCACTGGCCACCACTCTGGCGCAAACCGACCCCAGCATTATGAGTGCTGCCAGCCATTATAAGTAGTTGAATTTAAACGAACTAAGCCGGACGCCCTCACCCACAAACCCCCATAGTCCGCTATAGGGCAAAAGAGTGTGCCCACAAAATGCCCGCAGTGTGGGCCGCAGGATTTGAACTTGTGCGGCGAGTATTTGAAGGGGTGCCGGTGTAAATAAATCCGCAGGCTAAGAACTTCTGCCCCGCTGGTTTAAACTCAAACTTACTGTGGTTGTGCTGGACTTTGCGCTGCCTCTAGGCAGATGCGTCTGTGAACGTGAGTGAACCTAAGATTTGGTTGCATCGCTTTCTGGCTGAGCACTTAGGATTAGCGCTGCAATTAGCGAAACTACCGGCATCCCGAAAAAGGAGAAGATCACGTAATCTACGACCAGCAGGGAAGCGATCATGTTCTTTGTAAACGGAAGTGAGGACGCCTCGGTGGCGCACCGCACAAAATAAAGCTTCCCAATCTGATAAAAGAATACAAGCTTAAAAATTACAAATGGAATTCCGTACCGAACTGCGTCTTGGAGAAGAGTCGATTCGTAAATCTGATACTGCACTATCGTCCACCGGTTAATCCCAACATCTTCAGGCATAACAGGTGGCGGCGCATTAATTCCAAGGATCGGGTTCTGAATTATATTTTCAAGCGCAGTAGACCAGGCGAAAAGTCGATAAGCATTTCCTGATTCCGGGGACATATACCCGAGCGAAACGCTCAAAAATGCAGCGACCCCCACAGCGACGGGAGTAATAATGGAGAACAGGAAGACCACCCGCCATGTCATGCGAAATACCAGCCGATAGGCGACAAACAAAAGAGGGAAAACATATGCCCTTAACGAACCCACTGCTAGCATCATGACAACAAAATAGTTTGAATATCTTCTTCGCCAGCCTGCAGCGTTAATCGCCAATATTGCGATCAAGTAAATGCTCAAACTATAAAACGAGTTTCCAAATATCCCGGTCAGCCTGGCCCCGTCTGTTCTTAACGTGTCTGCACTATTGCCAAAGATGTCAGTCCCTAGAAACAACTGCATCAAGTTACTTGCTGCGTCGAGAATCGCTATGGGCAGGAAGCCAGCGGCAACTCCAGCTATCAATCCACGTTTGGATTGAACACCGGCGAAGATGGCGAGGGCGGTAATTAGGAATAGGTCCTGGGCGGTGTGGCGGCCAAGTCCCTCAATCCAAGCGCTCTTGGAGACGATGATCGCGGCCATCAATGCCCACAGTAGAATAATGAGCAGCCTAAGGCTCGTGATTCTTTTGCGGGCGTAAGCTATAGAAACGGCTGTCGGAGCTAGAATCAAAGAGGTAGAAAATGTCGTAATAGCCATCAAGCAGCCGACTACCCATCCAACAGCGGCTGACTTTTTTACTCGCAACTCCATGCGCCTTATGCCCACTTTTGATCGTATTTAAGGCGGACAGGTTAATGAAGTGCCGAGATAAATTCCACAGAAGTTGAGGCCCTGATCAGCCCGGGGCGTTGTCATCGTCGTCGTACACACGGCTGTCGTAGTTCGTCGCCGTCACCCCAATCTCCAGACCGCCCTGGGGGCTGATCTCAGTAATCAGCGCCGGGAAACTCCAGCGCGCGGTGGTGCCGAAGAACACATGGGGCGGCTCCTGCATCGGAGACAACTCTGGCAGCGGGTCTACATCGGCGATGATTTCGTAATCGGTGTCACCCTGGGTTGCGGTGAACGGGCCGATCAGATCGCCATTTACATCACGGTACGCGACCACATGCGTCTCGCCGTCCTCCCAGTCCATCGGCTGATTCACAATAAGCTTCGGCGTTGCCCCGGACGTATCCATTGCCCGCAACACTGACGCCTTGCCATAGCCGGGAATGTCATCGACCAGCGGCACATAGCTCAGATAGTTGGAGTTCAGCGCGTCCAGCTCGGTGGTGAAGTTGTAGGTCCAGCGGCGATACCGCTGCGACCGGCGCCGGCGCATACCTATACGCCAGGCCCGGGTGCGGTCGGTCACGCCGTCGAGCTTGATCTTGTCCAGCTTGATGCCCTGGTCGCCCGCCAGCAGACACTGCACCGTCTCGGTGGTCCAGGTGGCCGCGTCGAAATACTCCACTTCCACGCCGTCGAATTCATCCGGGCGGATGGTTTCAAAGTTGCGCTTCAGCGGGGCGAGCATGTTCTCCGGGGAATACGGCTGTTCAAACTGGGTCCGAGGCTCGTCGCGCACCGGCACCAGGACGCCGTTCTCCACGGTCAGCTCGGCGAAGCCTGCCCGCAGCGCGGTGTTCATGGCTTCCTGCAGGGTCGTTTCCTGGAACACGAAGTCGAAGTAATCGCCGCGGCTGCTCCAGATCGCATCAAGGCGCTGCAGCTCGGCAATGTCGATGCGCTCGTCCGGGTAATTCGCAGACTTGGCCATGTAGTACACGGCATCGGCGATGCTGCGGGTGGCCCGGGCGGCACCACCACCGACCGGCTCCAGCTTGCGAGTGCCGATCAGGTTCACGCGATTCTCGGACTGGCTGCCGATTTCATCCGAGCCCACGATAGTCACGGCCATGGTGGTCAGATCCGGATAGCTGGTTCTGGTCGGGAGCTTGGCCCGCAGGCCGGTGACTTCCAGGCGGTCCAGTGAGGTGACGGACACATCCTCGGCACCGATCCGACTGATACGGACTTCCGGGCGGATGGCGCTCGGCAGGTTCACGGTGAAAGTGAAGCCCAACTGGTCCCGAGTGGCACCGGTGACGGTTTCGTTCTGCACGGTGTAGGTGCTGGTTCCAGCTTCGCGCCACTCAATGCGGATGGTTCGGGACCGGCTGTTGATGCTCTCGCCATCGACTACACCCAGGCCGGAGGGGCAGAAGATATCCACTTCCAGCTTGTCCGTGGTTTCGCCTTCGGGGCAGGCCGTGAACGGGCCGGTGCGCTTGGCTGTGAAGGTGGCCGCTTCCCATTCGATTTCAACGGTCAGGCCGGTTTGCGGGTTGGCCGACCAGCCAGGGTCAACATTGCCGTTGCTCTCAAGGATGCGGTCCACCGTGATGGTCGAGCCGCTGATGGCGGTCAACCGGTATTTGGTGCCGGCCCGGTCGATGGCCATGGTGCCAGAGCGGGGACTGATGCCCTCAACGGGAGAGCCTCCAGTCGTTTCCAGCTCGATCACCGTCTGGTCAGGGCTGATGCTCGAGATGACGTAGGTGCCATTGACGCCCACGTTCGACTCGATATCCACAGTGAGCCCAGAGCCGCCGAGGTGCTGGAAGTTGCCGGTGAAGGTGTTCGGATCGCCGTTGCCCGGATCGCCCACGCTGACGCTCTGAGTGAGCTTGATCGGCCCTTCGATGCCGGCTTCCCAGAGTTCGCCCACGGAAACGCCGGTCAAGTCCTTGCCGGAGCCGGTGGCCGAACCAATATAGGTGCGCTCGTCGTAGGTCACGCCGCGCAGCCGCACCCCGTTGGCGTTGTTGGTGGCGCTGATTTCCGGGGCGCTGTACCAGTTTTCGTGATTGCTGACGCCGGACACATCGGCCCCTGGTGCGAACAGCTGATAGGTCACGCCTTCCAGTTCGCTCACCGGCGTTTCGCCGATCTTCACGCTGTCGGCTTCCAGGTCCAGATCCCCGACCGTGACCGCCAGGAACATTTTCAAGACCTGCGTCTCTTTGTCCTGGTAGTACCGCCGGGGCTGGTTCAGGTAATCCGGAAAGCGGATATGGCGGCCGAACAGTTGAGGCGCCACGGCACCGGCGCGAGCGGTGTTGGCTTTCGCTCGGGCAGGCTCGATCTGTGCGCCTTGCTGGCCTGATCCTTGGGTGCCGGGCTTGGGCACATCAACGATGGCTTTCAACGCGGCTTGACCAACCGCCACGGAGCCGCCCCAGAACGGGAACACAAAGCCCAGGGCATCCCCGAACGGCTTCACCCGGAATTCGACCAGATCATGCTCACCGATGACAGTCGCCGGCCAGTCCAGCGGGTCCACGTTCTGGCCATTGATGGAGCAGTAAACCTTCTGATCCTTGCCCCGCTTGTACCCTTCGGCCTGCGACGCGACAAACTGCTCGATGGTCATGCCGTGCTGGTCGTAAATCTCTGCAGGTTGGCAGGGCTCTACGGACGGATAGACCTTAATCGTCATAGTAAATCACTCTCAGAAAGCGCTGCTCGAAGGGGCGAATGCCAACCAGGCGCGGGCCGTGGTCAGCCTTGCCGGGCTCGTTGGTTTCCAGAATCATGGGCTTGCCGTCCACCTCCACCACGATGGCGATGTGGGTGCAGAGACTCCCCCTCCAAGCGGTGGCAATGGCGCCGGCATGGGGCCGGCACTGACGATAGTTGGCCGATTCTTCCTGCACCGCCTCGGTCAGGGCGGACTTGTCCGAGCCCATGACGTTGCCGTGCATCGGCATCCAGGGCTTTCCGAACAGGTGCACACGGGCCAAGCGGGTCAGGCCGTAGCAGTCCGCCCCGTGCTGGCTTCGGCCGTCCGCCACGTAAGGCACATTCAACAGATCGTCCAGGGTCATCAGATATACCTCAAGCCAGGGGCCCGGTCGGCGGTGTACCGATCCCGGGGCCATGCGGTGTTGAGCGGGTCCATGTAGGACGCCTCGATGTTGAGCATGAGGCCGTCGAAGTTGCCGCCCACCATGACCATCTCCAGCGGATTGTCGGCGGGGGCTGAAAGATCGCTGGCCAGGTACTTGCGGTAGATGACCGGCACCTCACCCCCAGACTCCAGCGCTTGCTCCACCGCCTCCTGCGCCGTGCTGGTCACATTGGCAATGGCGAAGCGTAGGATCTGGCGGCCGTCGGTGCTTTTCTTCGGCTCTCGAACGTCCACTGGCCCGGCCACGAAGTCCTCCTGGCTGGCATCTTCCAGCGTCAGGGTAAGGTCTTGGTAGCCGGTGCAGACGCGGATTGGAGTGGAGCCGGACGGCTTGATTTCCAGGGTGCGGATGATTTCGTCATCGGCGCTGGCGTAGGCTTTTTCAAGCAAGCTCATTACAGTGTGCCATAAGCCGACAGCACCCAAGCGCTGCCATCATATTCAACGTCGCACCATTCCCCAGCAGCCAGTATTTTTAGTCCTCCAACGTTCAGATCAAACGATCCGGTGGCGCCGGCGCTGCGCGTAACCCTGAAACGACATCCGGAAAATGCATTAGTGCTACTAAGCGTAACTGTCCTGTTGGCTGTGAGTGGCGACCGCCAGTAATTAGAAGGGAAAGATGACAACGGGATAAGTGTGGCGTCGGCATCGCCGTGGTTGGCAAAAACCTGCGGAATTTGGTTGGTTGGCAGCCAAGTGCCTGGAGATCCAGATACAGTGCAAATCCATCCAAGAACGCCTCCGCCATTGGCGTCATCATTCTTAATGAAGTCTCCCTTCTGCCATTGGCCGCTGGTCGGTAGGCCAGAGTAAACAAAGTCGCTAGAGTCTGATGCCCCTCCAGCGAAAACCTTGGAAACAGTACCCGTGTACGTCGTGCCTCCAATGGAGAGGGGAGCCCGAACATCTGGGAGACCTCCGTCAATGTTGAGCGTGGTGATGGCTGAACCGCTGTCGTAAATCTCGTTGCCTAAAAAGACCAGGCCATTGACCCGAGACAGAAGAACAGTTGAATCCTGCCAAAAGCCACCAAGGATATTGAGGCCGCTCACCGTATTGTCGGCATACAGGTTGTAAGAAAGGTTGCCCTCTCCGTAGCAGCCAAGCACGTTTACCCCGGAACTATACTGAACGACGAGGCCGTAGGCGGTGTCTCCGCCACCAAGGGTTTCGCCATTACCCGTAAAGTCACAGGATGTAAACGTAACCCCGAAATTTCTATCAGCACCGGATGCGCCTGTCAGTTGGCAACCAGAATAGCCGGTGACGGTTGAATTCCCGTTGAAAAGGCAGTGATCGAAATGGACGGCGTTCAGAGCCCGTGTTCCAAGGAAACCGTGCTGGCTGTTATTGCTGAACGAAACCTGCCTGAACGCTGAAGAATAGCAGCGCTGGGCATACAGCCCATGCCTGCCATTGCCCGTGATCCAGACATTTTCTAGGAAAAGCATCGCCTGATCGCAGTTGATGCCATCACCAGATGATGGGTTGCCTTTAATGGTCAGATTGGTCAGCCGGATCTGTTTGTCGAAGTTTCCAGAAAACGGTGTGTTATCGACAGTGATCCCGTGGCCGCCAGAAACGTTAGTGTTAACTAGCACAGAGCCAGCAGAGGCGTCAGGATCATAGGCATGGCCCTCCAAGTTATTACTAACGGAAGGTGACAGGCTTATCCCACTATGGTTATAAACTCCGCTAGGTATTACCACCTTGCTCTGAGGGTAATCTATGCACTTCTGAATCGCCGCAGTATTGTCTGTGCTGCCATCTCCAATAGCCCCGAACCACTCTATATTCAGGGCGTCATCAACTTGTCGAGCCCATGCCCCACTGGCCCCAGTCCGATCACTGACCACATAAACACCCTGCAACGGATCAAGCAGCTTGTAGGTGGTGAAGTTCGTAGTGCCGGTCAGGTCAACCGGCGAGCCGCCAAAGTCGGTCGAGAGCTGGTAGGTATCGGTAGTCGCACCGACCACCCAATACAACTCATTAGCGGTCAGGCCGTTAACCGTAGTATCGACGGTCACGCCGTCGCCATCGACAAGGCCGTGAGCCGTGTCGGTAATGGTGTCGGTTGTGTCGTCAACGGATTCAGTCGGCAACGTTGCAGTAACTAGCGTGCCGGACAAATCCGCGCCATCCCACCGGAACTCACCTTGCCCGCCATCGCCTGCGGTTGTGCGGCCCATGAGGTAGGCGCCATCGCCGGAGAAGCGGCCAGAGATGGATTGCAGGCCGGCAAGGCTGTCAACGCGGCGTACACCTGAGCCAAGCTCCTGACGAAGCAGTGCCTCACCACGGCTCATAAGATTGCCGCCTTCGGGCAAGCCTGCTCCGGTGGTTGTGTATGGCAGTGCAGTATTCAGATCAGGAAACCACGCCTCGCCGCCGTCAACCACATACTGATTGTATTCTGTGAACTCAATGCCGGCAGCGTAGGTGCCTAGATACTCAAAGCCGGAGCTGTTCAGGAAGTTGGTGAAGGTGGTTTCGCGGGATGACTGATCTGCGGCAAAGTCACTAGCGCGCTGTGATTGCGCGGCGTTGAACTCGCTTTCCTGAGTGGCGACCTGAGCCTCAACGCCCGCCCAGCTTTTCCGGCTTTTACCCAGGCGGTCAGGGTATGACTCGTTTTGACCATTTACCAGATTGTCCGCCACCACGGCGGAATCATGGAGATCCCTCGGATCAGCGCTGCCAACCGGGTTGCCTGTGTTGAACTTGGTCATGCGTTAACTCCTACGCTGAAGGCCATTCTTGGTTGATGGCGAGGTCAAAGATGGATGCGTACTGAATGAACTGGAGGCCGTTGGTGTACCAGTCCTCGGTGATGATTGGGCGTTCGATCAGCTCGAACTCGGCGTCATAGCGCCAGTGGCGAAGGCCGAGGCGAGTCGGGCCTTCGTACATTTCTGTGAATCGGCACTCGTAGGGTCGGAGCCCCATCGGCGAGTCCAGCCGGCAGTTGAACCAGGCGGTGCCGTAGTTGATTTCGTAGGTGAACCAGGCTTCGAAGATTTGCGCCTGCTCCTCGGTCAGCACGAATGTCACCGGGACCATGGTGGGCACGGTCTTGTTCATCGGCCGCTGCTTGGCGCGACCGCTGGCCATGGTGGTTCTGGCGAAGGTGGCGACCGGCCGCAGCCCGTAATTGGCCCGCTGGGGCGTTGGGAGCTGGCTCGGGAAGTCAATCGTGGTTGCCATCAGTAGCCCTGCCTTTTGAGTCCGAATGCGGATTGAATTGCTTTCGACATGGGGCCGCCATTACCGATATCGGACACGAACACGTCCACCTGCTCCCGACCATCTGGGCCGGTGCTGCGCTCGACGGTGCCTGCCTTGCGGGAATCCTCGATCACGTTGACGGTGGTGCCACCGCTGCCGCCCTGTAAGCCCTGGCCCGCAAGAACCTGGTCGAGCTTGTCCGCCTGCGGTGAGGTCAGAACCCGCTCGCCTTCATCCAGCAGCCAGGTGCCTTCCCGCGGTACGCGGTCGATGCCGTCGTGGGCCATGCCGGTGAGCGATACCGCCTGAATGTTCCCGACAATGCCGGCAGTGGCTGCGGCGACGGATGCCATGGCAGCGAAGTTGGCCGGCCAGGGCACTGCGGCCGCCTGGGCAATGCCGGTGTTGATCGCCACGATGGATTGGGCAATGGCGGCGGCCTTCTGTACCGCGAACATGGTCTTGTAGAGGGCGGACTGCTCGCCGGCGAATTGACCGGCCAGCTCTGCCATGGAGCCGAACAGGTTTTCGGTCCCAGCCAGGATCAGGGATTGGCGCTGCTGCTGGAGCGTGCGCTCCTCGTCCAACTGCTTCTGGCGCATCTCCGCCAGCCGGCGCTGCATTTCCTCCTCGGACTGGATCTTGAGGTGGTCGGCCTCCATCTTGCTGATGGCGTCGGCCTCGTAGAGCTGGGCGATTTCCTCGTTGCGCTCGCCGTAGATCCGCAGCACTTCCTGGCGCTCGGTTTCAAAGGCTTGCCGGATGGCGTCCACCCGGGACTGCATGTCTTGCTCGTCGCCAGTGGGTAGCCCTGGCAGGGGGTTGCCGCCCGTTGTGGTGGTGCCGGTGCCTTGGCCTGATGTTCCGCCAGCCCCGGACATATCCACTGTGCCCACGCCGGTGCCAGGGCCGGCGCCATCCGCTGATGACTGGCTACTCTGTGCGTCCTTAATGAGCTGATCGACGGAATCGTATTCCGCCTTGAGGCGCCGCAGCCTTTCCTCCTCGGCAGCAATAACCTCTTTCGGGATCAGGTTCGGTGTCAGCTTGAGGTTGGCGAGCCGCTCTTCCTGCTTCTCGACTGCATCATTCAGGTCGTTCAGCTTCTCGGTCAGCCGCGGGATGTCGTCAAAGGCCGGGCCGTGAATGAAGGCGGCCAGTTCTTCGGCCAGAAACTGAGTGACCCGCACCGCTCCATCAATCGCCTCGATGACGAAGTTCATGGAGGTCACGACGGCTGTGCCCAGGGCTTTGGCAGACTCCAGCGTTTGCTCGTCGCTGAGCATGTTCACCAGGTCATTCACCGCAGGGATCGCGGCCATGACCACTTCGTTACGCATACCGGTGGCAGCGCCTGCCAGTTCATCCAGACCCCGGCGCATGGACTCCAGCTGCTGGAAGTCCATCTCTGACAGGACGTAGCCGGTGCGCTCGGCCTCGTCGCCCAGGGCGGCCATCTCTTTGCCGTTGTCGCGCAGCAGCGGGATCAGGGCGGTGGCGTCGGAGGCGATGGCCTCCATGTAGAAGGTCATGTCCTTCTGGCTGAGCCCTGCTTTCTCTAGGCTGTCCACGTACAGCTGCAACGCTTCAGGGCCGGAGAGTCGGGCAAATTCGTCGGCGGTCACGCCCACCTTGGGCGCGATATTCTCAAAGAAGTCCGCCATCGGGCCGCCACCGGTCTGGATGAAATCGCCGATGCGGTCGTTCGTGTCCTTGATGATGTCTGCGACTTTGCCCTGCTCGATGCCATACCGCTGGGCGGCGTAGGTGAGCTTCTGGAACTGCTGCGGGGTTGTCCCGGCCAGGTTGGACAGGTTGCGGATTTCCCGGGCGCTGTTGGCCGTGGAGGCAATCATGGCGCCCAGGCCGGCCACGGCGGCAGCACTGGCGGCAGCAACGGCCACGCCAGCCTTGTGGGCTTCACGCTCCACCTGCTTGCGCCACTTCATGCTGCGGCGCTCGGCCTTGTCCATGCCCTGAACGAAACCGCTCGTCTCGGCAAGCAGGTTGATCGTCAAGGTGCCCAAAGACTTACGTGATGCCATGCGATCTCCCAGGCAATAAAAAACCCCGCCGGGGCGGGGTTCTGGAATCGTGATTCGGTTAGCTGGATCGGCAGCGGTCGATGTCTGCCGCGACCTGCTCCAAGGCGCTCAAGGCCAGGTCGGGGTGAGCGCCCGTGAAAGCGCCGACCGGCTTGAAGCCCGTGTTTGGTGCGGCACCGCTGTTGGCCTGAACCTGCTCCAATTTGGCGAACTCATACTCGCCAGCGGTGGCCGAGAGCTGGAAGCGAACATAGCGCTTCACTAGGGCGGACACGTCGTAGCTGGTCACGCCCAGGGCAATCACACCCCGGTCCGACGAATGCTGAATGACCGAGCCGCCGCCTACGGTGTCGGTGTCCGTGTCGAAGTAATAGAGCCCGGAGAAGGCCCCGAAAAAGCTATCGGCGCTGTCGGCGAAGGTGACGGAAGGATTCACCACGCTTTTCGCCACACAGAACTCCAGATCCCCGCCGCTGGATTCAGCAGGGAACCGGACCGACTCGACCGCTTGTGCCGATTGCCACGGCTTGAGCGTGACATCCTGGCTCAGGTTGACCGGGGTTTGTGCGCAGCCAGTAACGAACAGAACGGCGAGAATCCATAGGTGCTTCATAATCAGTCCCTTTGAGAAGTGGAGACTGAAATTTAGCAAACTACTTCCACTCGGTCATGGCCTGTTCGAGGGATAGTTGCGGCTCGTCGTGGTGCGGCGCGAACTTGTAGAAGCTGACCGGCTGGCTGTCTTTCTTCCGGTTGACGTTGGCGATGATCGTGGCAATCAGGGCCCCGGCCCGCTCGATGCGCATTCCCTGGTTCAGGCTGCCCCGTTTGCGCCGGTACTCCACCCAGTCCAGAAACTCGACGTAACTCAGGTTCTGCTGGGCCTCGGCAATGGTGCGGCCTCCGATTCCGCACATCACCAGTTCATGCCAGACTTCATTTTCCTCGGTCAGCTCTCGGTCTTTTTTCCGTTCACCTCACCGATGACGCGCAGCAGCTCCATGGTAATGTCACCGCTCAGGGGACCTCGCTCCGGGTCCGCCTCGCCGGTAATGTCGCCCGACGTGAAGATCGGCTTGCCTTCCTTGTCACAGATGGCCGAGGCAATGCGACCGGCCACGGCATCCGACTTGCTGCTCAGAGACTTGATGTCCGAAACGGCGGTGTAATAGGAGAGCCGGCGCACGTAAACCGTGGCGGTTTTCTCCTCGTCACCGTCCTTCAGGACAATCTCTTTTTCGACCGGGGCGCCGGTGAAGGCGCCCATGTCTTTCAGTGCGTCAAGGGTGAGATCCATTAACTGGCCTCCTTCTTATGCCACTTGGCACCGCCAGTTCGGCGAATACTAACTTCGGATTCAACCAGGGCGTTGGTCTGAAAGTCGAATGGGAAGTCGGCGATGTAGCCAGCCATGGTGAACCAGGTCCGGGTGGTCGGCAGCACGAAGCTGTAATCGCCCAGAGTAGCGGTTGCTGTCGCTCCGGTGCCATCACCGGCAACAGTGACGCTTGGCGCGGCGGTGTAGCCGGTTCCAGGGTCAGTAACCAAAATTTCGGTTACTTCGCCATCGACCACGGTGGCTACACCAGTTGCGGTAACGCCAGACGCATCTTCAGGGTCGGAGAATGTGACAGTGGTGGTTCCGCTGGCATAACCAGAGCCGCCTGCACTGACAGACACGCTAGCCACGCCCTGGCCAATTCGCGGTTTAATGTCGCCGTCAGACCATCCAACTACCCACTTGAGCGCAGGCGAAGGGAGTCTTCGAGAGATGTTCCACATGGTAAGGTGGCTATCCTCCCCGGGGTCAGGGCGAATGCCCAAGCTAGCCGAGCCAGGCTGGCGCATGCCGGCAATATACTCCATTTCCTCGCTATCCAGGTTGGTGTCGTCATGCTCTGTGGCGGGGTCGCCGCCCGGGTTAAAACTGGTAGCCTTCTGGACTTTCACGATTTCTGGAGTAGTTCCGGTGTCGTCGAGAAAGAATACGTGCGTGCCTTGCGTCAACTTAGACATAGTTCAGTCCTCTGCGGGTTTTCAGGCAATAAAAAACCCGCTCATTGGCGGGTTGTTCGGGGGTGTTGTTGGGTTACCGGTGGACGTGCCATTCCACGTCGAAGCCGGAGCGCTTGTGGCCGGTGTCCGGGTCGGTGCTTTCACCGTTCCAGCCGACAACGTAGGCATGGGGCTCGATGGCATCCCGCAGGGCCTCGGCGACCTGCCGGGCGGTGCTGCCCCGGGCGGCGTACACGTCGATCTGCAGGGTGTAGCTGTCAATGTCCGGGGTCTGGCCCAGGTAGTTCTCCGGGGTGCCGGTGATGGTTTGCCACACGGCATACGGAAGCTCGACACCCTGGGGAGCCTGGCCAAACGGGAATAGCCGAGTCGGGCCGGTGCCGAGCAAGGCGGTCACTGCCGGGTCAGCCGCGCAGGTTTGGAATACTGGGGGTGTCATTTCACGCCTGCCCTCTTTCTGGCCCGCTTCAGGGCGCGGTCGATTTTCTTGCCGTACTCACGAACGAAGGTGTCCACGGCTTTCTGGCCGGCTTGATCCGGTACCGGGCGGAAGATGGGCTGGGCCGGGGTGTCCTCGGTGCCGAACTCCAAGTGGCGCCAGTGACGAGTCGGCCCGCCAGGCAGTCCCGCCAACGCGGAATCAGGCAGGCTGCCACCGGCGCCACCCATTACCCCGACACGAAACATCATGTTCCCGGTTTTCTTGAACGTGCGACCGGACCAGCGCTCCACGATGTTGGCGGCGATGTTCTCCGGTGACGCGGGATCATCTACCCGTTCGGCGTTGGCCTTGGCCTGGTCACGGATTACCTGGGCCGCTTTGCGCAGCGCGAACCGGCCGCCCTTGCGCTTCAGGTCATATTCCAGCCCATCCAGCTTGCCGAGCAGTTCCGGCAGGCCGTTGAGTTCGTAACGAACACCGTCACTGGCCATCATTCACACCTTGGCTGTACGGCAGGGTCAGCCACTCCTGGCCGCTCTTGTCGTCCTCCAGAACGCCCTCGATGTTGTAGACCTTGCCCTTGTGGGTGATGCGCATGGTGGCGTCCACATCGGAGCGATAGCGGATCACGAATTCACCGCTGATTTCAGACTGGCCCGCTTGCGAGCGCTTGAACTCCCGGACGCTTGAGGGGCGCTTCTGGGCCCAGACGATGGCAACCGCAGCCCAGCCCGGTACCATTTCGCCGGTGTTCGGGTCTTGAACGCTGTCCGGCTTTTCGATGGTGATGCGGTGGCGGAGCTTCCCGGCTTGCATTATCCGAGCCTCATAATTCGATAGGGCTGAACCAGGGCGTCATAGGCCATGGGCACCTCGGAGGTGATGGTGCCTATGACCACGGATTCACGATTGGCGTACAGGTGGCCAATCAGCAGCAGGCCGGCGCGCTTCAGCGACTCGGGAAGCGTTGTGCCGCCAACCTGGGCTTTGATGGTGATGGCCTGGGGCCGATCTTCGACTTCAGGCCAATCAGAATTCGGGTACGGCAGAAGCCTGGCGGGCACCTCCCGGGTGTCCAGCGTATAGCTGGCGAGAGTCTGCTCATTGCCATCAGCGTTGTAATACTGGATCGAGTTGATGGACTGGACAGGCCACCAGGGCAGAACAACGGGATCGCACCACCTGTCGAGAATCAGGGTTTCTTCCCTGTCCCGGAAGGCGCGGCCGGTGTCATGCTCCAGCTGCAGGATGGCTGCATCGATTAGGGACTGAATCAGCGCGTCCTCAGTGGTGTCACCAGGGTCGAGCGCATGCCGGATCTGCAGCTTTGCTTCTGCCAGGGAAATCATTCTTCAGATTCACCCTTGTCGGTTTTCTTTGGAGCCGGTGCTTTCGGGTCAACAATGCCCTGGGCTTCCAGCTCTTTCAGTTGCTCATCGGTGAGTTCGGCCATATGGCCACACTTCAGTTTCAGCGGGTTGTAGTCCACCAGAACCAGCGCTTTCTTTTTGGCACCTGCCATGACGTTCTCCTAATCACAGACCAAGTTCAGGCAAGGGGAGGTCTAGGCCTCCCCCGCTTTCTTCGCTACCGCTTCAGGTAGACGAGTTCTGGTAGGCCTTCACGGCGCCACCAACGTCCATCAGGTTGCCGCCTGAGCGCATGAACGCCAGGAAGCCGACCTGACCTTTCTCCGTGTACTTGGAGTCGGTCATGCGGAACAGCATGAACTGCATCACATCGCGGATGATGTAGCGGCTCATGTCGCCATACAGGATCGACTTGGCGTCAGCGGCCATCTGCGGGATGTCCTGGTTCACCACGTAACGATCACCGTCGATGGTGTCCGGCTCGCCCAGGGCAATGCCCGGCACCCACAGCGGGCGGTCCTGGCTGTCCTTCAGCTTCTTGATCGCCTTCAGGGTCTGGTCGTGGAAAGCCCAGGCCGCGTTGTTGCGGTAGGCCGGATCGACGCTGTGCTTCAGGTCCAGCAGATCCTCGTAGGTGACGATGGTGGTCTGGCCGGTCTGGCCAATCTTGCCGGCGCCAGCCGCAGTCACGATGCCGGTCGGCTGGTTGGTGCCGGTGCCGGTGGTGAACAGGCGGTTGGTGATCCGGCCCAGGCGCTGCTGGAGGCGCTCGCGGATGTGGGCTTCCAGGTCAATCTCGCTGTCCTGCAGCAGCTCAAAGGGAACCGCGATGGACTTGGAGCTGAACTTGTAGGTGTCCAGAACCTTGGTGCCGAAGGTGGCATCCTGATTTGCCACCGCAGCGTTCTCGCCGACGATTTCACCTTCTTCGGAGGTGGCGTCAGTGGTCGGCCAGTCCATGCCCGCGCCAGATGCGGTCTGGATGATGGTGGCCACTTCGCGCATGCCGCCGTACTGCTTCAGAGCCTGGAGCATGCTGGACGCGAATTCACGCGGAACCAGATAGCCGCCCTCGGAGCCAGTGCCGGTGGACATGGTGTTGCGAACTTCCCGGGCCTTGGCCAGTACGTGCTGGCGCTGATCGTCGTCCAGGGCGTTGATGCCACCGCGCATGTAGGTCAGGAAAATGTCTTTTTCCTTGCTGGCGATGTGCTGGGCTTCGTCGGTGGAAATTCCACGCTCGTCCGCACGGTCCTGGATGGACTGACGGTTAGAGGCCTCGATGTCGAGTTGCTTCTGGTGGCGATCGATCTGGGAATCCAGCTGATCGATCTCGTTCACCAGGTTGTCGTAACGCTCGTTGTGATCCGCCTTCCAATCTTCAGGCTTCACATCGTCGAGCAGCTTGCGGGCGTTAGCCGCCAGTTCAGTGCGCTTTTCGCGCAGTGCTTGGATGGACAT